TTGACTGCGATGGAAATCGCTACAAAATGTGCGGAAACAGCCTTGCAATACCGTGTGCGCTTCGGGTGCTCGGGGGTATTGCTGAAAACGGAGTATTTAATAATGAGTGTCGTTAAAGACTGGACAGGTAAAATAATTATAACACCCGTAGCACCGGGTGTCAAGGAGGAAAAATAAAATGGCTACAAAGAAAAACACAGTTGAAGAAGTAAACATAAAGCCTATCGAGATAAAGACGGTAGTTTTAAAGATTGAGGGTGACAGCCCTCTGATAATGCACGCCTGGAGCGAGAAAGCAAAGAAGATGATGCTTGACGCTTTCAAGAGCAAGTATGCAATCATTAAGAACGCTCTTAGCGCTGTTTTTGCCGCTATTGAGGAGGTTTAACTATGGCTTCACTTTATGACATCGACACCCGCCTGTACTCGCTCTTAGACGAGGAAACGGGCGAAATCACAGACATTGAAGCGTTTGAGAAGATACAGCTTGAGCGTGAGGATAAAATTGAGAGTATCGCCTTATGGGTTAAAAACCTCAAGGCAGATGCAGAGGCACTCAAAGCTGAAAAGTTGGCTTTTGCCGAGCGCCAGAAAGCCGCTGAAAAGAAAATCGACAGCTTAAAACACTTGCTGTCGGACGCTCTCGGCGGTCAGAATTTCAAAACGGCAAGAGTAGCGCTGTCTTTCCGCAAGAGCTCGGAAGTGCAGATAGACGATATTGAGGAGCTCTCAGACGAGTACCTGAGATATAAAGCACCTGAGCCTGACAAGGCGGCAATAAAAGCAGCAATAAACGAAGGAAAGAAGGTAGCAGGTGCAAAACTCGTAAGTAAAATCAACCTGCAGATAAAGTAATGGGAATACCGGTTTTAATTGTAGGGCGGAGCGGTAGCGGCAAAAGTACATCGCTTAGGCACTGTCAGGACTTTGCCGTGTTTAACGTAATCGGCAAGCCGTTGCCGTTTAGAAATCCGCCTAAAACGCTAAATACCGATGATTACGGCAAAATAATCAACGGGCTGTATAAATGCAAGGCTAAGTCGATAGTGATAGACGACGCAGGTTATCTGATGACTAATCAGTTTATGCGTGGACATTCGTCGACAGGAGCAGGTAATCAGATATACAGCTTTTACAACAGCGTTGCGGATCAATTCTGGGGACTGCTCGAGCATATTAAGACACTCCCTCCCGACAAGATAGTTTACGTTATTATGCACACCGATTTCGACGATAACGGCAATATGAAGCCTAAAACTATCGGCAAGCTGCTTGACGAAAAAGTCTGCATAGAGGGAATGTGCACAGTAGTGCTCAGAAGCGTTTATGATAACGGCAGATACGTATTCCTTACGAATAAGGAGGATGATACAGCGCTTGAAAAAACGCCTATAGATATGTTCCACGAAACAGCTATAGACAATGATCTTAAGATGGTAGATAATACCATCAGAGAATATTTTAACATCAATACGGAGGATAAAGAAAATGATTGAACCAAAAGGATATAACGAAGTACAGGAGTTTAGCGAGTATGAAAAACTCGCTCCGGGCGGTCACGTCATGAGGATACTTAAGGTCGAGGAAACGACATCAAGAAACGGCGATGATATGATAAAGATATATCTTGACACCGACAAGAGCGACAAACAGCCAGGCTTTTTCAAGAAGCGTTTTGACAACGATACAAGGGAAAACAAGAAGTGGGGCTGCATCGTAAATCAGCTCGTTATCGACACTAAGACGGGACTTGTAAGCAGAGGCTTAAAAACGTTCCACACTTGCGTTGAGAAGTCTAACAGCAGTAGCTTCAAGCTCGTGTGGGGCGACAAGTACGCTGACAACTTCAGGGGTAAGCTCGTCGGCGGATTATTCCGCAACGAGGAGTATCTGAAGCAGGACGGCAAAAAAACAGGTTGGGCTGTAAAGTTCATGGCGTTCCACTCGGTCGGTGCTGTGCTTGAGGGGCTTGAAGTGCCTGAAGGCAAGCACCTTGACAGCTCAGCTACACCGAACTACCCCGTTACAAACAGTGTTGTTGCCGCTCCGCCGACAAACGATATTCCGTTGCCCGATGACGACGACTATCCGTTCTGACAGGGGTGCGTATGACAGAAGAGCTTAAAAATTACAAGCCTGTCAGCGATTACACTAAGGAAGATTTCTTAACGGGCACAGAGCCATATGAATACTGCTGTGCTTTTATCGACGATCCGTTTGAGTTTGAACGAGCAAAGGCAAGAGTGACCGAGCAGGCGGCGAAGCTGAAAATACGTAGCTTTATGACTTTGCTCGGCAACTATTGCCGAAAATATGCAAAGAACCTTTCAGAAACGTTTACGGCTACAAATTTTCCGATGCAGCCGATACAGCTGATATGCGGTAACTATATCTGCGATTATACAGGCGTATCGCTTGACGGTGAAACGGTATGCTCGCACCCGATTATGCCGATAATGCGTATGTGCAATATTGATACGGGCATAGAGAAGATAAAAATAGCATACTCACGAGGCGGCAAAGCGTTCCGATATCTAGTCGTTGACCGCAAGACGGTATCTTCGGCGAATAAGATCGTTGACCTGTCAGACAGCGGTATAGCGGTAACGTCAGAGAGTGCAAAGGCACTTGTAAAATATTTTGCAAAAATCGAGCAGTTAAACCCCGAGCTTATCCCCGAGACCGAGTGCGTTACACGCCTGGGCTGGATAAACCAAAGTGATGATCAGCTTGATTTTGCGCCGTATATCGACAGCATAGTGTTTGACGGCGAAGCAGAATACAAGAAGCATTACGACAGCGTGAAAGCTGTCGGCGATATCCGTAAATGGTATGAGTTGATATATCATAATATCCGCTTGAAATCCGTTGCGGCAAGAATGGTTTTTGCTTCCTCACTTGCTTCCGTACTTGTAAAGCCTCTCGGCTGTAACTGCTTCTGGGTGCACCTCTGGGGCGAAACAGAAAGTGCAAAGACAGTTCTTGCGATGACTGCGGCGAGTATATGGGGCAACCCCGAAATAGGCGATTATATCATGACTTTTAATGCTACAACCGTCGGAATGGAAAAGACAGCGGCATTTTATAACAATCTGCCGTACATACTGGACGAGCTGCAGATTATCAACGATAAGCGTGATCTGGACAATCTGATATATATGCTGACTGAGGGCTCAGGCAGGAGCAGAGGTAACAAACTCGGCGGACTTGACGCAGTGCCAAAATGGAAGAACGCAGTGATAACAACGGGCGAACGCCCGATTACAACAGCGCGCTCCGGCGGCGGATCTGTTAACAGAGTTATTGAGATCGAGTGCAAGGAAAAATTCTTTGACAATCCCAGACACGTTGCAAATACGGTAAAGGCAAACTATGGATTTTTCGGCAAGATGTTCGTGCAGAAGTTGATAAAAGACGGCTTTGGACACGCTGAGGAGCTGTTTGACAGCTATCAAAAGAAACTGATAGCCGATTACGACATAATGCAGAAACAGGCGCAAAGCGCCGCTCTGATACTCACAGCGGACACGCTGATGTGCGAGATGCTTGGCGTAGAAGAAACAGCGCTGAAAACGGAAGAAGTAGCAGAGTTTTTAAAGACAAAGGCTTCCGTAAGCGTCAACCCGAGAGCGTATGAGCATATATGCAGTTTTGTCGCTTTAAATTCGACACGCTTTATATACAATCCGGACAAACCCGTTGATCAATGGGGTATTCTTTCGGGTGATAGGCGAGAGGTATATATTGCCGCATCTGTGTTCCGAAAAGCGTGTGAGGACGAGGGCTACAATTCGCAGGCGCTGTTATCGTATCTGCGTGATAACCGCCTTATTGAGATAGACAAAGCGGGCAAAAACACTGTAAACAGGCGGATTAACGGCCTGTGTACACGGTGTGTGCACCTGACGCTTCCGTCGGAAGATGACGAAAAATACGACGATATAGATTTTTAAGCGTTACACCTGATACATCAAAGTTACACATCACGTGTAACAGCTAAACTGGCTCTGTAAGCGGTTTTGAGAGCAATGTTACACATGTTACACCTTTTTCGGGTATAACGTTATATTCTGTATAAACAATTTTAACGTTGTATTTATATAGATTTTTTCTATAAGGAAATACATTTTTAGGTGTAACGGTGTAACAAAGTGTCTTAATTGCAGTCATAGAGCGGTTTTGCAGCGTTACACCTATAGTGTAACAGCTGTGTAACAGGTGTAACCGAGAAAGGAGGACAACACGCAGATATATGCAACTATATGACTATCAAAACACTCTGATAGATAATCTCTCACGTTCTTGGCGTGAGGGTTATAAACGACCGTGTATAGTTCTTCCGTGCGGCGGCGGTAAGTCGGTGATAGCGTCAGAGATAGCAAAGCGTACAACAGATAATCGTAATCGTGTCCTGTTTATGGTACACAGACAGGAATTGTGTGATCAAATATATAGCACATTCAGCGGATACGGTGTTGATATGGATTTATGCTCTGTCAACATGGTGCAGACAATATCACGGCATCTGCAAGAAATTAAGCAGCCTACACTGATAATAACAGATGAAAACCATCACTGCGTTGCAAATACATATCGCAAGGTATATGAAGCATTTCCGAAAGCGTACTGTGTCGGACTTACGGCAACACCGGTACGACTTAACGGCGGTGGACTGGGAGAGATAAACGATAAACTTATCGAAGACCCTACAGCAAAATGGCTGATAGAAAATCACCGACTTGCGCCGTATCGGTACTATGCTCCTGCTCTTGCGGATTGTTCACGATTGACATCACGATGCGGTGATTACTCGGCGGAAGATGTTGAACTGCTGATGGACAAACCTAAGATATACGGCGATGTTATAAAGTTTTACAAGCAGTTATCGGACGGCGGTAAGGCAGTATGCTATTGCGCAACGATAAAACACAGCACAGCAATGGCACAGCAGTTTTGCGACGCAGGTATACCGGCACGGCATATTGACGGTAGCACGCCTAAAGCAGAGCGTGCACAGGTAATATCAGACTTCAGGACAGGCAAGATTAAGATACTCTGTAACGTTGACTTAATCTCCGAAGGTTTTGATGTTCCGGATTGCTCGGTGTCTATACTCCTTAGACCTACAAAGTCGTTAACACTGTATATACAGCAATCTATGCGCTGCATGCGATATCAGCCGGGTAAGACAGCTATCATCATAGATCATGTCGGGAACGTACACAGACACGGATTACCGGACGCAGAGCGCAAGTGGACGCTCGAACCGAAAGCACCGACAAAGAAGCAAGCACAAGCGGGGATTAAGATAAAGCAATGTCCTGAATGTTATTATACTCATGAACCCGCTGATATTTGTCCGAACTGCGGGCACGTCTATGAAAAGACACAGCGTGAAATCAAGGAACAGCAAGAAGCAAAGCTGATTATGATTACAAGCGAGTATCAGGATGTTACTCAGTGCAGAAGCATACAAGAGTTATATGCATATGCAAAAATCAAAGGTTACAAGCCCGGCTATGCGTATGTGAAAGCTAAAGAATGGGGTTGGTTCAGATAAAAGAGATTGATATACAAAATAGCATACGCCTTGCATTAAGCGGGAAGTGCGTTATATTCCGTGCAAATGTTGGCGTATTCAGCACAGCGGACGGAAGAACGGTATCAACAGGACTTCCGAAAGGATTTTCGGACCTATTCGGGTATCGAAAGTCTGATTGCAAGGCGGTGTTTATCGAAGTAAAAACGGCAACAGGCAAGGTAAGACCTCAGCAGGAGCAGTTTTTAAACGCTATGAAGAACTACGGAGCTATCGCAGGGGTATGCAGATCAGCGGAGGAGGCGCTTAAACTGATTGATGACGGCTGATGAGATAATCGAGCTTGCAAGGCACAACACACCACTACCGGACGATGCAACGCTTGCGGAGGGTTTGCTGTATAAATCAATGCGTCTGACGTATGCGGCATTTCGTGAGGGCGAGATAACAAAGGAACAGGGCGCACAAGAGCGCAAGCAGGCAGTAAAACAGTTTGACAAGTACCAGCTGTACGAAAAAGCGTACAGAAACAACGCTAAGCGTGGAAAAGCAATAGGCGAGTTGTTATGCGAGGTAAATAAGCACGGCTGTGAACTGTGCAAAAGGATAGCTAAAATATATGACGGAAGAGAGGCGCTTAAGGATGAACGGAGAGAAGATTGATCATCCCGAATACTACAAAGGCAATAAGTATGAAGCAATAGATATCATTGATGACTATCAGCTTGGTTTTAATCTTGGCAATGCTGTCAAGTACATACTCCGAGCAGGCAAGAAAGGCGATACACTCGAAGACTTGAAGAAAGCAACGTGGTACATCGAACACGAGATATGCAAGCTGATGAATGAGCAGGAGGAGAGAAAAGAGAAACGCTCTAAGCGTTGCTCCGAGTGCAAATGGTACAAAACAAATGATTGCACGATGGCTTACTGGGTATGTCAGGGCACGGACATACGCAATTGTACTTGCTGTATGTGGGAGGCGAAAAAATGAAATCACATATTGCAGGAAGCAGTTTAACAAGTAAAGCAAGCCTTGAAGACGCAATCAAACACGGCGAAATGCAGGAGTTATTTGCATTGTATCGTATCTGCATTGCCATTGCCGCTAATGAGGCGTTCGGCTTCGGCAATCCTGAGTTGATAGGGGGGCAGAACAAATGAATAATCTAAAAATCGGTGATAAAGTCATTATGAATGACAAATATTGGGTAAGTGCAGAAAATAAAGGCAAAGTATGGACGGTTGATTCTGAACCGTGGGAGTGTTGTGGCACGAACGTTGTAAAACTTGAAGGCAAGGCAGGCAACTATGCAGTGGATGGGCTGGATTTGATGCCTAAATACATAAATGCTAATTCTTTTTTGAAATACGAAGAAAATAGGTGCAAAAATTTTCCTCCGTTAATAGGTACTTGTTCTTTTGATAATGCCACTCTGAGAGAAGAGCTAGCAAATTTCCTTGCAGCTGATGTCGAGCCTGTAAGGCACGGACACTGGGAAGAGGCTATTCGCGCAAGAAGGTCAATAGCGGGGAAATTTGAGGATTCCAGATGTTACGAATGTTCGGCTTGCAGTAAGAGTAGTTTTTATAAAACTGATTACTGCCCTAACTGCGGGGCAAAGATGGCAGAGGAGGGGCAAAATGAAAACAGTAACACTAATACTACCCGATTATTATGATGAAGCGATAACAATTACCGCTATTGGTCAACGACAAATCAAAAAGAATTGCACAGCGACAAACGTTCAGACAGCGGCGATGCTTGTTGAAAACGGACAGATTATTGATCTAAATAAAATCTTTTTCGGCAAGGAGAATGCTAATGACCGCTAAAGAATATCTGTCGCGCTATCATCTCATCAACATACGCATAAATCAGAAGATAGATCAGCAACGACAGCTCCGGGAGCTTGCTACCAACATATCGCCGTCATCAGGTGGCGGACACGGTAGCGGAGTGTCAGACAAGGTGGGAGTGGCAGTCGCAAAAATCGCGACGCTGGAGCAAGAAATAAACACAGAGATAGACGAGCTTATCCGTGTGAGAGCTGAGATAGAGCGCACTGTCTCTGCGGTATCTGATGAGCGCTTAAGACTGATACTGATAGCACGGTACATAAACTGTAACAGGTGGGAGCAGATAGCTGTTATGCAGAACATAGAACTTAGATGGTTATATAGATTACACGGGCGGGCACTCTCGGAAGTAAGTAAAATAATTGACCATTGAAATACACCTAAAGTGTGTGATATGATTACGATAGAAAAGAAGCGAAAGCGTAGTGACCGGGGAGCGGCTAATCAGTCGCCAGGTCACCTTTTCTATCAATTATGCGTACAAGAGTATCCATTGGACCTCCTTTTTCTTAGTCAAGCCGTCCGCTCTTCTGATTCTTTCGTGCGGACGGTGAGAATATTTCAAGCACTCTGCAAAGGGTGCTTTTCTTATATCATAAATTATGTTAAAAGCTTGTTCAAGATGTGGCAAGATCCACAAGCCCGGAGAATGCACGGCCGGGATAAAATACACGCAGAAGATACGGGACAGTGAAGCCGACAGGTTTCGTAACCGCAAAATATGGCGCAGAAAAGCCGATGAGATACTTGAGCGTGACGGTCACTGCTGCAGGGTGTGCCTGTCGGCGGGCATTATCAACAGCACAGATCTATCTGTGCATCACATTATACCGCTAAAGGTCGATTACGACCGCAGGCTTGATAACGATAACCTTATAACGCTGTGTCGCTATCATCACGAGGCGGCGGAGAGTGGACACATCAGCAGGCAAGAACTGGCAACTATGACTTGTACCGTCGATTTTTCGCACCACAACATATAGTGGTACAATGCTATACACCACAATATATAGTGTACCCCCCTACCCTTGCGATTTTTGAGGGGTCCCGGTCTGACATCTGACCGCCACCTCTTTACACGATATATTCCCGATATGACTTTTGAAAGGAGTGAGTATATGCCCAGAGGAGCAAAAACGATAGACAACTGTGCAGGACACAGGACAAAAAAAGAAAAAGAAGCCCGTGAGAAAGCCGAAGCGGCTATGCTCACAGGGCAGAAGTGCTTTGAGCGTGACTGTGTAAAATCAGATCCGGTTGCGCACAAGGAGTATCTGCGGTTGACAAAATTACTTAGCGTAATACAGAAAAATGATGCGCTGTATGGAGCAAGTATCAACAGATATTGTGAGCTATACAGTGAGGTGGTTGCTACCAAAGCGGACGCTGTAACGCAGAGAGCATTGCTTACAAAGATCGAAAAAGCTTTTGATGATTTGCCGGAAGAAAAAATAGACAGTGCCGAACTGACGAAATTTGCAAGATTGATGTCCGGAACGCTTGCAAAAATAGCCGACCTTGACAAAATAATAATGCAGAAAAGAAAAATGATGAGCGATATCGAAAAAGAAAACGGCTGGACGGTACTTTCCGCTATCAGAGCGATACCAAAGCAGGCGGAAAAGCCCGAGGATGACGCTTTGATGAAGATATTACAGGGAGGTGATAGCAATGGGGCTGTTTGATAAGATATTCAGACGAAATGACGAAAGCGTGAATATTGAAGTCGCTTTCGGGTTAAAGCAGATAAGCAATATAACGAGAGAACAGGCACTTGAGATCCCTGCGGTTTCAGCGGCTGTTAATTTTATAGCCGGCACTATCGCAAGCTTGCCGATAAGGCTGTATAACAGCAACGATAATGCGCAGACAGCGATAGAGATCACAGAAGATAACCGTCTATATCTTCTAAACGAGGAGTCAGGCGATACGCTTAACCCGACAGAAATCAAGCGCGCGGTTATCCGTGATATGCTCCTTGACGGCACAGGATATATGCACATCGGGCGAAATGGAAATGAAGTAGCGGCGCTACGATATGTTCGTGACAGTGCTGTAAGCGTGGAAAAGAACTCCGACGCTATCTATAAGACGCTCCGTATGCTCGTTGACGGCAGAGTGTACAACCCCTGGGATTTCGTTATTCTAAGCCGTAACAGCGTTGACGGCGGTAAAGGTGTAAGCATACTCGCCGAGAACCCCACGCTCCTGACTTCAAGCTATATGCTTTTACAGCTTGAAAAGGCAATGAGCCGCAGAGGCGGCAACAAGAAGGGCTTTCTGTGCACTGAGCAAAGAGTAGACGATAACTCATTACAAAAAATCCGTGAAGCGTGGAAAAAGCTGTACAGCAACAACGGCGACGGCATGATGATACTGCAAAACGGACTTGATTTCAAGGAAAGTAGCTCTACTGCCGTTGAAATGCAGTTAAATCAAAACAAGGTGACGAACACTGAGCAGATAGCTATGCTGTTCGGCTTGTCTCCTGATGTCCTGTCGGGCAGAGCTGACGACAGAACATATATTAACAGCATAAGAACAGCTGTACTGCCTATCGTTTCTGCGTTTGAAATGGCACTTAACAGAGCGTTGCTACTTGAGAAAGAAAAGCACAATAAGTATTTTGTCATAGACACTTCCGAACTTCTGAAAGCTGATATTCTGACACGCTATCAGGCGTACCAGATAGGTCTTGCGGCAAACTTCTTACAGCCGGACGAAATACGCTTCAAGGAAAACCTTGCACCGCTCGGACTTGATTTTATCAAGCTCGGTCTTAACGATGTACTTTACGACCCTAAGACAAAGCAGATATACACGCCGAATACCGACAGTCACGCTAAAATTGACGATGTGGGCTTGCAAAGCGGCGATGAGGGTGGTATAATAGCAGAAAAGAGATACAACAAGTATCACGACAGTAAAGGACGCTTTGCAAGTAAGAACGGCGGCAGTGCGACCGGCACAGGCTTGCTTAAGATGAGCAAAGCAGAAATCAAGAAAGTGTCGAGTGAGATCAGTACAAATTACAGTCGATATGCAGGAAAGAAAAATTGTTTACATTATTCTTTATGGCGCGATGAGTATTATCAATATCGTTTTATAAACAACGGATTTGCGGACTATGATTTTGTTAAGAAAGTGAAGTCTTGATTATGGAAGAATTAAAAGTACTTTTAGAGAATGTCAGCGATTCATACTATGATTTTGTTCTGGGTATGTTACAAAGCGCAAGAGAGCATTATGACAGGATAGATGAAATTATCGCGTATATAAAGGATAATCCCGAAGCCGATACCTCTGATATTTTAGGCTGGACGTGGTCGACTATGGATGGAATTGATATTGACAACCCGGTAAGTATAGTCGATGACGAAGATGACGAGGACGAAGAATGAAGCTGAATTATGATTGCGTCCGCAGTGTACTGCTTACTGTTGAGAAAAGCAAGACAATTGATGAGGAGCTTAATTTAAATCCGCTGACTGTTGAAACGATATTTGAACAGCTCCCGAAGTATGAAGATAATGAAATTCTTTATACGATAGAGAAGCTGAAAGAAGCCGGATATATAAATGCCGCTCTTCATTTTGCGGCGGGACATTTTATAGACGGTGCTGTAAGCAGTATCACATACAGCGGGCATGAGTATCTTGACAATATCCGTGAGCCGGAAGTGTGGAGAAAGGTAAAGGCAATGCTGAAAAATGCAGGTGCTACCACACTCCCGCTTATTTCACAGGCAGCGCAAATGCTTATCGGCAGTCAACTGACTGTAAATTGAATATGACGACCGCTCTTAACAAGGGCGGTTTTCTTATACCCGTGTGCAATCAATTGCACTTGATTATAATTTACTGCATTTTTTTTCAAAATAACACCCGAATTTAAGTACGAACTTCACAAAAACAGCCGCTTTTTGTGAAGTTCGGCGCAAAAACGCACCAAACTTAATAATTTTACCGCCCTTTTTGGAGCGGTATTTTTATACCTGAAATACGAAAGTGAGGATTTTTAACATGAACAAAATTAAGAAAGCCATTGTCGCCGTAGTCGGTGTTGTACTGTCAGCGGTTCTTCTGTGTGGTTGTACCGAAGCGAGTAGAGTAACATACAATGTGCAGAAAGAAGCTGATAATTTCAATGTCACAAGGCGGCTGTCGGTTATAAACGCAAGAAGCGATAAACCTGTACTTGAAATTATCGGCAACTTTTCTCTTTCAAACAACAGCAAAAAAGAGCTGGTTGTAACAATAGAGGTAGCTCCGAATGTGTACAAAGTTGATTATGTGTATCTAAACGACTGGACGATGTACACTGTAGAAGATGTAAGCGGAGCGTACGTTGACAAATATCATTACGAGATTAATTTCTTACCTGAAATGATTGTGCCGATTACATTCACAAGCAAAGACTGATAATTTTACCACTCTGCAAAGGGTGGTATTTTTATACCCACAACACAGAAAGGAGTGATAAAATGAAAATCGAAATCCGTTCCGCTGATCTTATGCACATCAGCGGATATGTAAACGCTGTCGAGCGTGACAGTAAGCGGCTTCCTGCGTCAATGGCGCCGGGCATGACAACGCCGTTTGTTGAGCGTATTGTAAGCGGTACGTTTGCGAAAAGTCTTAAGGATCATCCGAAAGTCGAGTTGAGATTTAATCACAGTAAGGTGCTTGACACAACAGACGGAACGCTAAAACTGCGTGAAGACAGCATAGGACTTCACGCAGAAGCTGACATCACCGACAGAGAGGTAATCGCAGAAGCGAGAGCAGGACATCTGACAGGGTGGAGTTTCGGCTTTTCAGGAGCACAGGCACACATTGAGCCGTGTGACAAGGGTGTGCAGCGTAGAATGATAACAGGGCTGACACTTCACGAAGTGTCTATCCTCAACCGAAGCCCCGCATACATCGCCACATCAATAGAAACGAGAGGCGAAGAAACGACCGTGACGGAGCTTAGAAGCACAGAACATGATACGGTCGAGGTAACAGGTGAAATCCGGGAGTTTATCCCCGATTACAGCAAGGAAATAGAAATCTTACAGCTTATGTCGGAATAATCCGGCGGAAAGGAAAACAGTATGAATTTAAAAGCACTCATCGAAAAGAGAAATGCTCTTATCGCCGATATGAAGTCACTCTGCGATAAGGCTACAGCAGAAACAAGAGCGATGACAACAGAGGAGCAGACAGACTATGACGCTAAGAAGGCAGAAGTCGAAGCGCTGAACAAGACAATCCGCTCAATCGAGGAGCAGACCGCACTTAATCTGAACTCCGCAAAGTCAGATGGCACAGCAACCGACAAGGAGCAGGCGGAAACAAGAGCATTTGAAAATTATCTGCGTACAGGTCAGATAGTCGAAACAAGAGAAGATGTCAATCTGACAAAGGGCGATAACGGCGCAGTTATCCCTACGACTATTGCAAATAAGATAATCCGTAAGGTTATCGACATCTGCCCTATTTATCAGATGGCAACAAGATACACGCTTGCAGGTACTCTCTCGATCCCCTATTATGACGAAGAAACGCAGGCTATCTCAATGGCATATGCCACAGAGTTTACGGACCTTGCAAGCACATCGGGTAAGTTCCTCAGCATCGAGCTTAAGGGCTATCTTGCAGGTGCGCTCTCTAAGGTTTCAAGAAGCCTTATCAACAACTCGCAGTTTGACATCGTTTCATATGTTATAAACGAGGTTTCGATCGCGGCGGCAAAGTGGATCGAAAATCAGCTCATCAACGGCACGGCAAGCAAGATAGACGGTCTTGCTGCAGGCGTTACACAGGTGGTAACAACCGCATCAGCGACAGCTATCACGGCAGACGAACTTATCGACCTGCAGGAAACAATTCCTGATGTATACCAGGATAACGCCTGCTGGATCATGAACAAGGCTACAAGAACCGCTATAAGAAAGCTCAAGGACAACGAGGGCAGATATATCCTCAATCCCGATGCAACGGCAAAGTGGGGCTATACACTGTTTGGCAAGCCCGTATACACAACCGACAGCGTATCGGCGATTGCATCCGAAAAGACGGCTATCTACTACGGCGATATGAGCGGTCTTGCAGTTAAGACCTCCGAAGATGTGTCTATCCAGATACTCAACGAAAAGTACGCAACACAGCACGCTGTCGGCGTTATCGCATGGGTGGAGATTGACGCAAAGGTTGAGAATGCTCAGAAGATTGCCGCCCTTAAGATGAAGAAGGCAGGAGGCTAATAACCTATGACAGTAAAGGCAACGACCAACTTTTCAGGCACCGTCAGTATGGCAAAGGGTGAGGAGCGTGAGCTCCCCACCGGTTCTGTGCTGAACGACCTGCTCTCCTGCGGGTACATAGTGCCTGCGGAAAAGGAGGAGAAAAGTGAAGCTAAGCGAGGTAACAAGCGCAAAGATTAAGGCATTTTGCGGTGTCAGCGATGACGAAGATGGAATGCTTGAAATCTGTGCCGGAGCGGCGAAATCCTATATCAAGGGCTATACGGGGCTTGACGATACTCAGATAGACGAATACGAAGACATCACGGTGGCTTACTTAGTGCTTATAAACGATATGTATTCCTCCCGTGACTTCTCGTCCGACAGAGCGTCACAGAACCCCGTGACCGCTCAGATACTCGCCCTGCACAGCGTAAATCTGCTGAATGGAGTGAATGAAAATGACCTTTAACAGAAAAATCACACTCATATCCTCCGAGCAGAAAAACGGCTCGCAGGGCAAAGCGGACAGGGCGGTAAAGACCGTATACGCAAAGGTTTCTGAGCCGGGCGTAACGGCAAAATATGCCGCCGAAACGGCAGGATACAAGTCGGAACTTACGGTGTATATGTGGCGACGTGAATACAGCGGTCAGTCGGTCGTACAGATTGACGGCAGGCGGTATCACGTCGAAACAACAGGAGCGGCCGACAGCGACCTGCATATAAAGCTGATACTGGCGAGAGGAGGCTGACAATGATAACAGAAAAGATTGATTCGGCACTCTCGGCGGTATTTGAGCATTTTTACAGCTATATGCCTGAGTTTGAGGACGGCGAAGAGCCGGAGAAGTATGCGGTGTACAATTTATCGTACAGAGATACGTTCTTCAGCTCCGGCAGGGCAAATATACGGCAGTATGCGTTGTCTGTGAGCGTATTTTCACCGCAGGCAGACATTGAGCTGTATGACAAAGCACAGACGGCGATAGAGAATGTAGGCGGTATATTTACCGGCACTACCGATTTATCACAGTTTGATGTTTATCCAAACAGAAAAATTTTAGTCATGGAGTTTACGCTCTATGAGGAAAGGACATAACTATGGCAAAAGTAACACAGGGCACAGACCGCAAGTCTGCTGTATGCACCAAGCGTTTTGCATATGCGCCGCTGACAACAGATAACGCCGATACGCTGGCATATGGTGATGTGACTGAGATCAAGGACATACTTATCACGACAAAGTATACACCTAAGATGAACAGTGCGTCGCAGTATGCAAGCGGTGTTGAGGTTGACAGTTACGTAGCTAAGGCAGGCGGTACGCTTGACGTAACAATCGTGAATACCAACTCCGCCGACGAAGTGGCACTTTTCGGCGCAAAGGTAAATACAACAACAGGCGTGCTTGAAAGCGGTAAGGACGATATCGTCCCCGATGTAATGTGTATCTACAGCACTATGACATCGGACGGCAAGATAAATCTGTATAAGTTCTCCAAGTGCAAGTTTACTTCACAGGGCGAGAACGTGCAGACAACCGACGAAAACGGCGTAACATTCAACAGCCTTGCGCTGCAGGCAAACTACAAGGCGCTTATCAACACAGGTGTTGATATGTACTGTGTAAAGGGACTTGACCCCGTAGCGGATAAGGCAAGCATTGACGCATGGTTTGCAACGGCTTCGGGCGTTATTGTAGCTGAAGTGTAAAAAAGTACAGATATGACGGGGCGGGAAACTGCCCCGAAAATTATCTACAGGTGAAAAATGGAGCTAATATTAAGATACATAGAACTGCTTGAATTGTGTCGCAGTGAACTTTACGATCCGTTCCTTGCGGATATAGAGGAAAGATGCCTTGAAGCGATAGGAATGCTGCTAAGGCATAATGAAAACCACGACCCTGTAACAGGTCGTTTTACATTCGGAAAGCAGTATATTGATGTTACAGAGGAATATAAAAATAGAGCCACTCCGGGAGAGGGCTCGCTGACATACGATGTCGGGTATAATCTTCGGACACATAAGGAAGAAATTGATTTCGCACAGTGGTTACATAATGAATTTGGCGGAGATATACATTTGTTGAACGAGCAAAATCAAAACCATGTGAAAACACCCGATTATATATGGAATTCTAAACTTTGGGATTTGAAAACTCTTTCGTCCGAAAAAGCCGCTAACAGCGCTTTGCGAAAAGGCATAAATCAAATATCGGGAAATCCCGGAGGAGTAATGCTTGACTGCAGAAAGTTTAACGTTGAAGAAAAAACGTTGCTCGGCATTATTGAAAAGCGAATGAAATGGCACAGAGATATAGAGGTAGATATAATGATTGTAAAATCTGAGAGCGATATAAGAGTAATCAGGTATAAGCAGATATAAAAAAAAGAGATGCCCCCCCGCCAAAATAGCAGAGGTTCATCTCTCCTTCATAGACATTACATCTACTATCAATATTATATCTCAATACAGCAAAAATGTCAATAGTCATTTATAAGATTATAGGAGAAAATGCAATGTTCACAGAACTTTTAAACAAGAAAATTTACATCACAGATACTTTATATCTGCGATATGACATAAAAGCGTTTATAGAAGCGGAAGAAAAGGGCATCAGCCCGTTTGAACTGACATTCCCTCTGCCGCTTGACTACATCAGAGCAGGACTCAGATGTTGCTTTGATGAACTGGGGTTCAGCTCGGCACAGCGTTCCGAAATAGTGTCCGACCTAACAACACAGTTATCACAGGAATACCTGCAGGACAGAGTGCTTGCCGCAACTACCGCCGCACTTCCTGCGCCGATAGTGGGAAGCAAGCCGACAGAAGAAAAGCCCGACTTCAAGAAGCTCCGCAGTCTGTTTATAGATATTATGGGACGGACGGAGAGTGAATTCACATATTCCACGCTGTACGAAATAACGGACAGATGGAACGACTACGCAACGTTTATGGGGTACAAAGCCCCGACAGAGAGGTTTGTACAGTATGACGACGATTAAAGACAGCCGTGCGTACAAATACGCCGTGTGGGCATCGCGGGACAGCTCCGGTAAGGTCGGAAGATACGTCAGAAAACAGTGCGCCGAATGGCTTAAAGCTGTCGATGACGGTTATGTAGATGTTCAGGAATGGAACAAGATAACCGCACTGCTCAAAGCCATACAGCACCCGGACTTAGGCCGTGATATGTACTCATCGCTTGAAGATTACAGCCTGCTTTTTATATATGCGGTGCTTTGCACGAAAACAGACGGAAAGCTGTATTACAGCACGGGACTGCTCGAAATCGCCCGAAAGAACTACAAGACGTTCACAGCGGCGGTAATATTCATCATCGGTATGCTGACATTGCCCCGATTTTCCCGTCTGTTCTCTGTAGCTCCCGACTTAAAGCTGTCGAGCGAGCTGAAAGTAGCTATAAAGAAAATCATAAAATCTTCGCCGCTGTTAGAAAAGCATTTCAAGGTTATGCGGTCCGAGATCAGATGCTTGATGTGTGATACGGAGTATACGCCGCTTGCGTACAGTAAGGATAAGCTGGACGGTAAGCTGGCGCATCTGTTCCTTGCCGATGAAGTCGGTGCTATGGACGGCTATCCGGTAGAAGCAATGCGTTCCTCGCAGATTACGCTTAAGAGCAAGCTCGGAATACTTATTTCTACGCAGTACCCGAATGATGATAACGGCTTAAAGGACGAAATCGACATAGCCAAGAAACAGCTTGACGGGGTGTACAGCTCCGGCAAGAAATATTTTGCACTGCTTTACGAGCCGGATATTGAGCTTGTACCCGACTGGAAGACGAACGACAGCGTGCTGTATCAGTCGAACCCTGTAGCTGTCGATAATGCAGATCTGTTCTCGGAACTGAAAGACAACCGTCAACTTGCCGTGCTGTATGAAAACAAGCGCGAGAACTTCCTCTGCAAGCACTGTAATATTCAGTACAAGGGTGTCGGCAGTGAGGGCTATGTTGACCTTATATCCGTGCAAAACTGCTCTGAGGACGTGCCTGACGAGTTCTGGCGGGGGAAGATAGTCTATCTCGGGCTTGACCTCTCACAGACTGAGGATAACACAGCGCTCGCTATGATATGCTATCACGAGGGCAAGATATATGTTAAGGTGGTAGCGTTTGTTCCTGCCGAAAAGGTGGAGGAAAAATCGGTAAAGGAGCACGTTAATTACAAGACGCATATTGCAAACGGCGATTGCTTTGCGTGCGGCGATTACATCATAGATTACGGCTTTGTAGAGAATTACATACTGACGCTGAAAGAAAAGTACGGCGTTATAATAGCTCAGCTCGGCTTTGACCGCTGGAACGCACTCTCCACAGTGCAGAAGCTCGAAAGCGCCGATGATCCGATAGAGTGCGTAGAGATACGACAGCATTCAAGCGTGCTTCACGCCCCGACAAAGTGGCTCAAGGAGCAGATACTCACGGGAAATATAGTGTTTGCAAAGAATGAACTGCTTGAGATAAATTTCAGCAACGCCCGCTGTACAGAGGACACAAACCTGAACAAGTACGTTAACAAAAAGCGTTCCGCAGGCAAGGTCGATATGGTGGTGTCGCTGATAAATGCGGTGTATCTGCTTCAGCAGGAGATACTCAACGGCGATTGCGGTGTGTTCGTGCAGTATTGACAATGTTCTCCGCTTGCTGTATAATGTAGGCAGAAAAGGAGGAAATACTTATGTATTTGAAATTGTTGACTACTGATTCTGCAACCAATATCGTGAATGGCATATTTATTATAATTATGCTGTTTATATTGTGGGCGTGTATAAATTTGTTTTGTTATTCAATAAAACGTAGCAAACTAAACAAACAGTATATTGAAGAAAGCGGTTACAAGCCTACCGATGAATTAGGTGATCTTAAAGTAGATAAAAATAATTCTGTCTGGTGGGTAAAAAATTATTTTGGTGAGCCTAAAATTCATAACTTCGGCGAAGTGATTGATTATGAACTTGTTGTAAATGACAACACTGTCAAAGGAAAAGGTGCATTTTCAAGAGCTGTTGCAGGTGGATTATTAGCAGGCGGTGTCGGAGCGGTGATTGGAGCATCTACAGCCAAGCGCATAACTGTTGTTACAGCACTGTATATTAACGTGTATCTGAAAGACGGCACACTTGAAAGAATAAACTTCATTAACACCGCAACTAAAGCAGATTCTTTTACATATAACACGATGAAGGATTGTGCTGAAAAAGCCAGTGCTTTGTTTACGGCTATGATTGCGGACAATGAAAGCAAAAACGCCGCTCCTGCTCAGGCTATAAGTGCGGCAGATGAGATAGCAAAGTACAAAAAACTGCTTGATGACGGCGCAATAACCGAAGAAGAATACAACGCAGTGAAAAAGCAGACTTTTGAAAATGTTACAAGCGGACTGACTGAATATGATACGTTTTTCACGAAAGTAGCCGGCGTAACGCATAACGGCATACAGCTTATATTGCCAAAATTAAAAAGCGGCTTACCTTTATGTTTTGTCAGAGAAGCAGATAATCCTTATGACGACAATGCTATAAGGGTAGAGTGCAACGGCAGAAAAATCGGATATTTGCGAGCTGAGCTGGCGGCTGATTTAGCGCCTATTGTAGATAATGGCGGTGCGATAACAGGCACTATTGCAAAAATAACGGGCGGCGACGGCGCATCGTATGGCTGTAATATAGAAATTACAGTATGGACAAAACTTTAAGATCAAGCACATCTGAGAGGGTGTGCTTTTCTTATGCCCAAAACTGAATAAATCATCCACTCCGAAAGGGGTGGATTTTTTATACCAAATTTTCTGAAAGGAGCGATAAAATGTCCGATGATTTATTTACTCTTGATCTGTCCGGAATGGACCTTAAAGATCTCATTCAAGTAGTAAACGAAATGGATAGCAAGCTGAACAGCAAGATTATCCCCGGAATTCTTGAAGAAGTCGGCGATGAGCTGATAAACGAAGAACGGCGAATGCTGCAGGGCAGGTCAAACAAAGACGGCTCTCCGACAAAGCTCAGCGGTCTGTTGTCAAAGCAGATAACGAAAACAGGCAAGCTGTACAAGGTAAAAGCCGGATATGACACAGCCGCAATAAAAGCGCACCCTGAAAGCGTGATTATCGAGTTTGGAAGACCGGGCAAGAAAAGCCGCAAGAAAGGCGGCAGGGATAAGCTCGGCAGAAAAATAGGCGCTGTGCAGTCATACTCGCACATCAGAGCGGCGCTTATATCAAAGAAGAAAGCAATCACGGAACTTGCGGAAAACCGCTTCCGTGACGAAATAGAAGAACTGTGGGAAAAAGGAGGTAAAAAATAATGGCACAGGAACTTACTGCGAATTTCGGGGCAAACAGTACAAAATTTTCTAAGGGCGTACAGAAAATAAAAGCACAGCTCACTGAGCTTAACAAAGCCCTTGAGCTCAACAAACAGGCGATCGCGGACACAAACAAAAAAGCTAAGGAGTATCAAAAAGAGCTTGATGAGCTGAAAAAAGCCGAAAAAGAAAACGGCACGGTTACAAAGGAACAAAAAACTCGAATTTCAGAGCTTGAAAAAGCTCTCGATAAAGCACGGACTAAAGCCGCACAGCTTAAAGCTGAGCAGATTGACTTGAAAACCGAGCTTAAAGAAACTACAAGCGAGCTAAAAAATCATAAATCCGGAATATCAAGTGTTTCAACCGAAATGAATAAGTTGAAAACTATGATAACCGGCTTTATAGCGGCTTACGGTGGTAAAAAGCTGTGGGATTTACTCATAGGCTCAAATGCTGAAATGGAGCAGTATACAACCTCGCTTGAAGTTATGCTCGGCTCTGCCGAAAAAGCGTCGGCAATGATAGCGGAAATGCGTGAGTTTGCCGCTAAGACACCGCTTACACTGGATAATGTAATATCCAGCGGTACTATGCTGATGAGCTACGGTGTAGACGAAAGCAACCTTATCGGCACTATGACAAAACTCGGAGATCTCGCAAGCGGTAACGCCGAAAAAATGGACAGAATAACGCTTGCCTACGGTCAGATGCTTGCAAAGGGCAAGGTCACAGGCGAAGAACTAAGGCAGATGGCGGAGGCAGGTGTACCGCTTCAGACGGCGCTTGCCGAAAGCATAGGTGTAACCGGTGAAGAGTTCTCGAAAATGGTATCAAAGGGCGAGGTCGGCATAGACGCTCTGAACAAGGCTATAACTGAACTTACAACGGGTGACGGTAAGTTTGCGGGAATGATGGAAAAGCAGTCGCAGACTATGCAGGGTATGCTGAGTACTATGCAGGACAACATAACCGAGTTCTTCCGCAAAATGGGTGAGGGCGCTTTCGGAGAAGTAAAGTCGGCATTGCAAGATGTCAGCGATCAGCTGGCAGAATGGGAACAGGACGGAACGCTTGACGAATGGGCACAGGGAGTAGGCGTTATGCTGAAAAACCTTGTTGCTTTTATGAAGCAGGCTATCTCTGTAGGGCTTGACTTCAAGGAAGCGATAATAGCGGGAGCTGTGGCGCTCGGTACATTTAAAATCGGCATTGGAATAGGTAATGTTATAAGCGCAACAGTTTCAGCAATAAGGAGCTTTACAACTGCGACAAAGGCGGCAACCACAGCGCAGGCGGCTTTTAATGCTGTCGGCGCGGCAAATCAGTATGCGTTTATCGGTGCAGCCATATTATCGGTCATAGCAACTGTGGCAACCCTTGTAACCACTACAAATAATGCTACTCAGTCCATTGAAGAATTGACACAGGCGGCTTCTGAGCTGTCTGACGAAGCGCAGAAATCTGCTGATAAAGCTAAAACACTTGAAGAAGTAATGTCAAAATATGAGGACGCTTCTACTAAAGTTCAGTCCGCCGCCGAGAAAACACAAACACTGAAAGACTTGCAGGAACAGCTTAACAGTGCCTACGGTGATACTAAGGAAGCTATAGACCTTGTGAATGACAGCTATACCGAGAATATAAAGAAACTGCAGGCGGCGACAGAAGCAGAGCGAGAAAATGCAAGGATTCAAGCGCAGGCGGCTGTAAATAAGAATAATCAGGCGCAGAGAGCATTGACTGATGACGTAATTTCAGAAACGTCAGATTTAATGGGAAATAAACTTGGTGGCAGTGAATCTGCTATTATTGGAATAAATGGCATTAAAAACGGTTCTATAACTAATCCAAATATAAAAATCGGAAATGCGCCTGTCGGAATGGGTACGAGCGCAATGGCACCCGCCGTAATAATCGGCGGTGAAACATTTGCCGAAAAAGCGCAGGCGTATTTAGATTATGCTCACTATCTTGAATCGGTAGGACAGAAAGAATCAGAAATATACAACATAGTCGCCGAAAAACACAAGGAGTATACAAATTTATCCAAGCAAGCCGCCGAAGATGAAGCCCTCCTCGCCACCGCAACGGAAACCACAACGAAGAAAACCGAAGAAAACACCGAAACCAAAAACAACAACATAAAAACCACCGAAGAACTCACCGACAGCACAGCAGATCTTATAAAAAATCTTGATGAGCTGGCTTCCGCCTACGCAGAGCAGGGGAAGAACGGCAATATATCCTATGACACGATGCTGAAGCTCATAGACGCAGGGTATACGCAGTGTATCAGCCTGGACAATGAAACGGGCAAGATAAAGCTGAATACAGAAGCGTACAAGGAGCTTGCAAAGGCAAAGCTCGCTTCACAAATTGCGGAGTATGATGCTAAAATTGCCGAATCAGACGATTATCAGAAAAAGTACGATGAAGCCTTTAAGGCAAATGATGCCGCAGGTATGGCGAAATACTCAAAGCTGCTTATCTCTGGCGAAATAGAGGGCGATACCGATAAGCTCAAGCGTGACGCACTGCAGGCGATGTATGATAATTTTGATACATACATGGAAGCGGGGAGCTTCAGCGGTTCTGGCAGTTCTTCATCGTCAAGCAGTTCCGATAACGAGTTCAAAAAAGCTTCGGAAGCATACAAGACCGAAGCTGATAAGAAAATAGCCCTCATAAAACGTGAGCTTGAAGCAAAGAAAGAACTTCGTGACGCTACAATAAAGGCAATCGACGATGAAATCGAAGCCCGCAAACGTCTGAACGAGGATAATGACCTTGAAAAGCAGATAAACGAGGTCAAAGCACAACTGAAATACGGTCAGCTTGACGAGTTCTCCCGTGAGCAGATGGAGAAAAAGTTGCAGGGATTGTACGATAATAAGGCGGAAAAGAACTGGCAGAGGAACGCACAGGCTCGTAAGGATGCCGCAAACGCAAAGTATGAAAGCGAGCAGAAAAGCTACAACAATCAGATCAGCGCAATCAACGAAAGTCTGAAAACCGTACAGCAGATTATGTCGGCTATGGCTGACGGCTCAAAAACCGTTGAAAGCATAGTCAATAACGACAATACACGGAATAATACGGCGAATGTTAACCTTATCGGTACGGCTCTGACAATGGCTCAGATAACAAAGGCGGTCAAGGACGCACTGATGGACGATATTGTAATCAGATAGGAGGTAATAGTATGGAGAAAATCACATTTTCAACTGTTCTCGGCACGGCAGTAACGATAGACAATGTCAACACATCATCTGATGCAGACGGATACATACCGCTTCATCTGCTTAGCTTTGAGGGAAATGCACTCGGATATAAGCACGATAGTTCCGAGCGTGTAGGCTTTGACGGTGCGGGATTTTACGGCGCAAAAGCAAATGTCCGTACTATCACTGCAGAAATCGCTTTGCTTCCTCGCAGCGGAAAGCCGGCTACGATGTACGAGCTTCGCAGAAAGCTCCTGCGGTACTTTCCCGCCGGTGTTGAAGGTACGCTGAAATACACGAACAGCGCAGGTAAGACGTATCAGATCGAGGGCGTTGTCAGTGAGCTCCCTGCGGTAGAACGACAGGTAGGAGTGCTGTGCACGGCAAAGGTATCAATATTATCTTATGTGCCGTTCTGGCGCGTAAAAGCCGATGATGTAGAATTGACTGCCGACGCAGGTACAACGCAGGATATCAGTTTTACCGCCGGTACAGAAGAAAAAATACCTGCTATGCTGTATGTTTCGGCAACCGTATTGATGTCGGGAACTGACACGCATTCAGCTATAATTACGCTGAGCGGTCAGGATAAAGCAATACCGTACAGCTATATGAGTATTACCGGGAAAGAACCACAGCGGGGAAGCAAAACGGTAACTGGAGAACTTCAACTGACAAAATATCTGAGCACAAGCGAAACGGTAAATATAGACTGGGGACTGCTCGGCAAGGTATATATTCCTCCCACTCAGCGAGCATTTATCGATCTGGTAAAATCGACATCTCAATATGTATATCCGGGATATAACACGTTAACGATAAAAAATAACGCCACAGCGGGCACGATTAAAGCAAAACTGGTGCGTTTTGATTATGTAAGGAGCGTCTGATGATCGTAAGAGTATACAATTTTTTATCGGAAGAAAAACCGAAATTTTCACAGAACCTTGTCGGTATCGTATCAGACGTCACAAACTTTAAGTACACTCGCAGAGCGTATGACATTGGAAGCTTTGAGATGACGATACCTACACACGCTGATGAAACCGAATGCATTCAACCGGATCGAATGCTGATAGTCGGCGAAAAAATAAAGCAGACATACATAGACGGCGATCCTACAAAACGTATCGTAGTCGGTACGTTTCTGTACGTTACTGACGTTGAAAAAAAGGACGATACGATAACAGTTACAGGGTATGACTTGAAGTATCTGTTTGCACTTCGTGTCACGCTTTTTCCGAAAGAGGAGCAGGACAAAGGAACATACGGCTATTACGTCACGAGCGGCACTACATTTTCGTGCATCTCGGACATCATTAACTACAATATCGTAAACGCTACAGACAGCGACAGACAGATATATGGTATGTTTGGAATAACAATGCCGGTTAATCAGATTAACGCAGACCCGCCGCTGACGGGTATTCAGGACGATCGCTATATGACGCGTCTTGAGCCTGTTAGTACGGCAATTTTTAATCTGCTAAAAAACTGCAAGACGCATTTTTACGATATGCGCCTGATTATTGACGATAACGCAGAAGACAGCGATAGTTATAACCCGCACATGGAGTCCAGCGAAGACAAGCCGACTATCATCATAGACGAGAGCAGGTATAATATCAAGAGCTATACACGCAAGGACGGAACATCGGCTTATAAAAACGCTATATATGCTGTTGTCGGTAGCGGTGACGCTGTCACGGTGAAATGTGTGAAGCGTCCCGGCGATACCGCAAGCGGCGTAAAACGTAAGGAAGTAGTGTTAGATGTCGATACTGACAGCGTATCCGAAATAGACAGATACGCACTAAAGGCGGCAGAAGAATATGTTATATCCGATGATTTTGAAATAGAGCCGTTGTTTATAGATGACGAAACCGAGCCTGAGCTTGCACAGAAGGTATCTATCCGCATAGATGGCATTGAATACAATACCGTAATAACCGAGATCACGGACGAATATGCAAACGGCAAGCACTCGCAAAGCTATGTATGCGGTGATAAAAAGCTGAAAGTGCTTAATGTACTGAACAAGGCAACGGCAGGAAATACGCAGAAGATTGTTAATAATAAGATTGCCGCGGGCACAAAAGAAGGCGTTGGCAGAGCTTGCGGAGAAAACGGAACATCGGAAATATTCAACGACTATGAAAACAATACCGCTCCGTCGGCGCAATACGCTCACGCGGAAGGATATAAATCAACAGCAAGCGGAAATTACTCGCACGCAGGAGGCAAAGGCTGTACAGCAAGTGGGGGGTGTTCATTTGCACACGGAAATGAGTGCGTCGCAAGTGGTAGTTGTTCAGTTGCATTAGGAAGCAAAAACAAAGCAGGAAATGGAAGTTTTGTTTTTGGAGCAGGAAGTTTAACGGGCGATAGCAGCATTGCATTTGGCGATTATAATAGTGCTATAAATAACAGTTTTGCTTTTGGATATCATCTTATATCAGATTTGGGCTGCTTTACAGTTGGAAAATATAACATCGAAAATAATTATGCTATTTTTGCTGTAGGAAATGGCTCAGAAAGGAAAAGGGCAACTGCTCTTTGGTTAGGCAGAGACGGAGTACTTCATGTGGAGGGTGGGATTACGACCGGAGGAGGGTTTGATTTTTCAAATTCTATTGCTTCAGCAGACACTTTGGGGGTTGTAAAAGTCGGCAACAACCTAAGTATAGCCGCCGATGGAACGTTGTCAGCGGAAGCACAGCCCGACATAGCCTCTGCTTCAAAAGCAGGTATTGTAAAAGTAGGTGAAAATATAGATGTAACCGCTGATGGAACTATATCAATCCCTGCACCGTGTACACTTCGCATAGATAATAAGGCTTCGGCAAATCTTGTGCACAAATATGTGCCGGTTACAACCTCAGAGGAAAAAATTTACTACGGAGATATCAGCAACAGTATCGTTTGTAACGGATATACTTTTTGGGGAAGCGGTATGACAATTGCCACTCCGGGAGTTTTTCTTGATTTTTCGCCGACTTTAATGGTTAAAAAATTTGCAAAAACAGCTTCCGGAGAAATCATTGAGGACTGTGATTTTCAAGTTGCACTGGTAAACGTCGACTCGAAAGCGTTTAAAAGCTATCGTCTTGAAAGTAAAAAAGCGGAATTGACAACAACATCTGTTTATAAAAATTATTCGGTGCAGTTTGACCCTATAATACTCCCAACATGGAAAAGCATCATATCACCGACAAACAATCATCCGTATGGCAGATTACAAGTTACCTTATCTTTGATGTATGTTAATTCGTCAAACAAAGTAGCTACCGGCAATAGTATAAGCGGGTATATAGATTTTGCAACAGAAGCAGAGTATAATGCGGCGGTATGTCTGACACATTCGTCTGTGCGCACCACACGAATGGAAGAACGCACTAATGCGTTTATTATACCGTCCAGCATATCGTTAGTGACGGACACGCTACCGGAAACCGGTGAAGAAGACGTGCTGTATTTGATTTACGATGAAGATACAGCGCCTGCTATGAAAGAATATTTATGGCATAACGGTGCATGGAGATATCTCGGTACTACAGATGTCGATCTTTCTGAATATCTGAAATCAACCGACATATCCGCCTGGGCGAAAGCTGCAACAAAACCTACATACACTGCAAAAGAGGTCGGTGCGGCGACTGCGGCGGATATCGCGGCGGCTGTAAACGCAGTCAGCATAGGCGGCAGGAATATTATCACAGGAACGGCTGAAGCGGTTATCGGCTACGGCGGTCACAGTAAGGGTCACTGGCGAAAATACGGAACGGCGGGAACGATACAGACCGTTGATATCACCGACACGCCGATATCGTG